AGAGCAGAGGCAGCTCACCGGGTTCATACCCCGGAGGTCGCAGGTTCGATCCCTGCTTCCGCGTTTATCCCATATCGCAGAAAGTGCGATTCACAAAATATTTTAGGAGGACAATATGAAGAACATTTTTGAAATCATGAAAGAGTATGGACTGGAAGTACCTGAAGATAAGAAAAAGGACTTTGAAAAAGCCGTACTCGAAAACTACAAGACCCAGACCGATTATGACAACCAGACCAAGAAGCTGGACGCAGCGAATGAAACCATCAAGGCTAATGATATTGCAATGAAAGATTTGCAGACCCAGTTAGATGGATTTAAGGATGTGGATGTCACAGGACTCAACAAACGAATCAGTGATCTGGAAGAGGAAAAGAAGAACATTCAGAAAGATTACGATTCTAAGATTGCGGATCGGGACTTCAGTGATCTTGTAAAGGAAAGTATTGCAGCTGCTAAGGGAAAGAATCCTAAGGCAATTATGGCTCTGCTGGATGTAAATGCGTTGAAAGCATCCAGAAACCAGAAAGAAGACATTGCCGCAGCATTGAAAACTTTAACAGAAGCAGAAGACAGTAAAATGCTCTTCGGAGAGCCGGAGCCTAATCCGGTAGGAACTGGAAATCTGATTGGACAAGTGCATAAAACCACCGGCCAGTCAACAGACACCCTTAAGGATGCACTTAAGGAGAAATATAAATAAGGAGAATAAAAAATGGCTTTAACATTAGCGGAAGCAAAAGTCGGAATGGCTGACAAAGTAGATCAGAATGTTATTGATGAATTCAGAAGAGCATCCCTCTTGCTTGATATGCTTACATTCGATGATTCTGTATCCCCTGGAACCGGTGGCTCTACGCTTACTTATGGATATATGAGATTAAAAACACCGTCTACAGTAGCTGTGCGTTCCATCAATACTGAGTACGCACCTAACGAGGCAAAGAGAGAGGAAGCAACCGCAAAGGTGATTATCCTCGGTGGATCCTTTGAGGTAGACCGTGTTATTGCAGAGACCGGAGGCGCTATTGATGAAATCGACTTCCAGATCAAGGAAAAAACCAAAGCAGGAGCAAATTATTTCCATAATCTCGTAATCAATGGAACATCTGCTGCATCTGGTACAGGATATGTTACTGGAACATTTGACGGTCTCAAAAAAATCTTATCCGGTTCTGACACAGAATACACATCTGCGGTTGACATCTCTACCAGTGCATTGATGGATAGCAACTACAATGCTTATCTGGATGAACTGGATGGGTTCATCAGTAAGTTGGCAGAAAAACCGGATATTCTGCTGATGAACAATGAATTACTGACAAAGACAAGAGCAGCAGCAAGACGCGCGGGATTCTATGAAAGAAGCGTGGACGGTTTCGGCAGAACCGTGGAGAAATATAACGGCATTCCTATGATGGATGTTGGACAGTATTATAATGGCACCAAGACTGTTGATGTGATCGAGACAACTACCCCATCTGCTACAGCATACGGTGAAACAGCGATTTATGCGGCAAAACTGGGACTCAATGCATTTCATGGAATTTCTGTTGACGGCAGCAAGATGGTACATACCTATCTTCCTGATCTGAATGCACCTGGTGCAGTAAAGAAGGGTGAAGTTGAAATGCTTGCGGGTGCTGTTTTAAAGAATAGTAAGATGGCAGGTGTTCTTAAGGGAATTAAGGTAAAACCTAAGACAGCAGGCTAAGAGAAAAGAGGAGGGAGCAGTATGTCTTACATAACGTGGGAGCAATACGGCTCCCTTTATAATAGCATCACAGATGAGAAGGAATTTAACCGATTATCCAAACTGGCAGAGATCAAGCTGAATGCAATTACGCATATGCGGGCAAAGAGATTTGAGGAGGCATATGACGAGGATACGGCCACGGACTTTCAGCAGCAGGTACATGTGCAGATCCAGGATACATTTTGTCAGCTGCTCAATACTATGGCTGTGCAGGATGCATCAGGCATGGGAACCGGTATTACATCCGTAAGCAATGACGGGTATTCAGAGTCTTACAAGGTTACAACAGCGCAGGAGAAGGAAACGCAGCTAACCTCTGTAATACGTTCCGGACTATCCGGTACGGGACTGGCAGGTGCGCTATGAGTGTTCTTTTTACGGATACTATGACAGTCTATAATTTTCATAGAGATCCGAAGACAGACGAAGAAGTATGGCTCAGATCAGTAGTGAAGGGAGTTCAGTGGCGTCACAATAAAACGGATGTAACATCTTCCGGCGGAGTGCAGACGGAAAGCAAGGTTGAGAGCATCACGGTGGACTTCCAGAGGGGATATGGCAACAAACCTTACCTGGAGCCGCAGAAATTCCGGAAGTTGTCAGCGGAAGAGGCAGCAGAGTACTGGACACTGGATGTACGAACAAACCAGGATAAGCTGGTCCTGGGAGAATCAGAAAAAGAGATAGGAGAACACTATCGCCTGACGGATCTGAAAGAAGATTTCCAGTATGCAGTTACAGTTACGGAGGTATCCGACAATCGTGGAAGAATTCGACTGAAGAACATAAAAGTTGTGGGAAGGTAAAGTTGCACCGGTGCAACAGGTGAAATATGGCAAAAACTGGATTTCATTCTCTGAAAGTAACTCGTAATTTCGATCCGGGTGTATGCATAAAGACATTGGGACTGGAAGAAAAAGGTAGGCTGCAACAGATCTGCGCGAATGAAATATTGAAGTTATCAGATCCATATATCCCATTAGCTGATGGTGGACTTAGTTTAAGTGGACACATAGAAAATGATGCAGATGTTGTGTGGAATAAACCGTATGCACATTATATGTGGGAAGGCATCGTCTATGAGGATCCGGACCTGCATTGCGCGGGTTTCAAGACAGACAATGGTTGGAGATCCAGAAAAGATGTAGATAAGGTGCCTACAAAACGAAGCCTGGAATATGGTAACGGTACACTGCGCGGGGCACACTGGGCAGACCGTATGCTGCAGAATGGCGGACTGGAAAAGATAGAGAAAAAACTTCAGGAGGAGTTGCTAAAATGACGGTATCACAATCCATTATCAAATGGTTGAAAGAATTCTCTCCGGAGAGTATGAAACATATCGATACGGACCGGATGCGTGGCAATGTCAATTTTGCGTTAGTCAAAGAACCTATGACTAATGTGAGAAAGTATATCAGCGGAGTCGAAATCCACAAGGACTACTATCAATTCGTGGTAAGACTGGATACTCAGACGGATAAAAGCTGCATCGAAAACGGAAGCTGGATGGAGCAGTTAACGGACTGGATCGAGGATAGGAACCGTAACAGAAACTTTCCTGATATCCAGGGTGGAACCGTCAAGACAGTAGGAGTGTCAAGCCCGTTTTTTATGGGAGAGAATGGGCAGAACGAAGCATTGTATCAAATGACGATTTTTATCGAATATAAGAAAGGAACTCAGGTAAAATGAGAGAAGATTTAAGGCATTACATTGATACCACTATGGGAGCAGAAGAACCGAAGTATGCGTTGCTTGGCAATGGTGTAGAATCCCTCACAGAGGAGATGAACCCGGAGGAGGATACGAAGCACTATATTAATATGGCAAAGGCATCCAATAAGGTAAAGTCCTATCAGAGAGCGTTTGATGTGGACAAGGAAGACTGTGAAGATGATGACGTACAGAAAATGATCGATAAACTGGTGGATGATCTTCCTGTAGGTGCAAAGGCTCACACATCTTTTGTAAGACTGCGTTTGAAAGATGCGGTGCAGGCCGAGGAGGGAACCTATAAAGCAATCAGGGTACCGTGTACAGTATCGGTTACTTCCAATGGTGGAGATGGCGGGGATTATGTCCATAATGTGCTGAGTGTAAAGCAGGCTGGTGATGACATCAAGGGTAAATTTAATATCGAAACCAATACATTCACAGCGGATTCCGCAAAATAATACAGGTGTTAATCAATATTAACATATGTGGTGGGCGCACCTCTCTGTCGTCCATCACATTCAGAGAGGATGGTAATACATGGAAAAAATCAATGCTATCAAGGGTGGCACAGAAGTACAGGTAAATGACAAGGGAGATACGATTGTCTGCAATTTTGGAAGCCAGGAATTCTATGCAGATTTCACAGAACTGATAGATAATCTGGAAAAAGTTAAAAAATATGTAGCTGCAGAAGAATTTATGAGAAAACCGGAAATAGAGCAGCTTCGGATCATGATTGGAAAGACTAACGAGATCATGTCTGACATTGACAGAGTGTTCGGAGAAAGGACATGTAAGAAGGTATTTGGGGAGATCACTCCCAGTCCTATTCTGATTACTGATTTCTTTGATCAGATCATCCCCATTGCACAGAGATATGCAAATGGTAGAAACAAGGAGCTTTGGGAGAAATACAGCAGAGAAAGAAATGGTGGGAACATAAATCACAATAGGAACCGCCAAAACCGCAGACACCATAAATAGTGGGGGGAGACATATGTTTAATATTATGTTGGATCAGCTTCCAACAGACTGGAAAGGATATCCTATTTCGGCTTCTTTCCGGACGGGAATAAAAATGTCCATGTGCATGTCAGATCCTGATTTATCGGATATGGAGCGATTTTATATTGCATCGTATTTGCTTTTTCCTGAGAAATGCCCGGAACCGCAGGAAGCTGCGAAGGCAATTGAATGGTTTATGACAGAATTTAACCATGACAATTATCAGCAGAAGAAAAACGAAGATATTATCATGGACTGGGATATGGACCAGTGGAGAATATATGCAGCTTTCCGCAACCAGTATCATATAGATCTGCAGAAGGCAGAAATGCACTGGTTCGTTTTTATGGGACTGCTGGGGAACCTCCAGGAGAGCTCCCTGACCCATGTAATGGACATACGACAGAAGAAGATCACCTCAAAAATGTCACAGGAAGAGAAAAACGCATATAGGAGCGCTAAAAAGATATTTGCTATTAAGGCACCAAAGGATGAGAAAATCACACCTGAGGAGCAGGCAAGAATTGATGAATTTATGAAATATGCCAAAATCAATAAGTCGACAAAGAGCCAGTGAGCCAGTTGATACCGGATAGGTGTCGGCAGGCTCTTTTTTGATTAAGGAGGCATCATGGCAAAGTACGATACTGAGATCAGATTACATTCTGATCTGGACAATTCAAAACTGGATAAGGGCGCTGAACACATCGAAAAAAAGCTGGATGAACTGGAGGAGAAAGCCAAGGACACCAGCCTGACACCGGAGGGATGGTCAAAAGAAGACTGGGATAAATTCGAGAAGAATTTTGACAGTATCATGGAGCGGAACAAGAAAAAAGCAGAAGAGGCAGCAGCCGAAATGGCCAAAGCAAGTGCTACGGTAGGTGAAACGATTGCTCCGCGGGATGCAGTAGGGTATCAGCAGTATGATTCAGATGCCATTATGGCTCAGATTGATCAACAGGCCAGTGCTGCAGACAAAGTCAGTGAGAAGGAAGAAAAAATTGCTGAGAAGATCAGGGAGCAGCAGGCAGCAGAACAACAGCTGATTGATATAAAAAACAATGCTGTGGTAGCTGATCAGAATATGGTTGCCCTGATGCAGGAGCAGGAGCAGATCATAGAACGGATGGCACTGTTGAAAAAGGCTGGAGTCACAGACGGATATCAGGAATATGATGAGTTGTCTGCCAGACTTGCAGAAATCAACAAAGAGGTCCATACAATTCGGAATGGCTTTTCTGATCTGGAATCGAAGGGAAGAAAGGCATTGGATTCTTGCGGAACCTGCGCGAAGAAATCGGGAAACCTATTATCTACGATGGCAAGCCGCCTGAAGGGTATTTTACTGAGCTTATTTATATTTAATTGGATATCTAAAGGATTTAATGCAATGGTATCCGCGATGAAAGAAGGTTTTCGGAATCTTGCCCAATACTCTAAGGATTATAATGCACAAATGTCTGCCCTGCAAAGCAGCTGCGCACAGTTTAAAAACAGCCTGGCAGCAGCATTTGAGCCTATCGTCAATATGGCGATTCCGTACCTGGTAAAGCTTATTAACTGGTTGATCAAGGCGGCGGATGCCGTGGCACAGTTTCTGGCAATCTTACAGGGGAAAAGTACTTACACCCGGGCAAAAAAACAGACCATAGATTATGCAAAGTCTTTGGATACCGCCAGCAAGTCTGCAAAAAAAGCCTTGGCAGCATTTGATGAACTGAATGTGTTGAGTGATCAGGGAGGATCTACAGCAGGTGGGGGAGAACTGACCGGTAAGGATGCTTTTGAAGAGGCTACGATAGATCCGAAAATGGTGGAACTTCTGGAAAAAGCCAAGAAGTTGCTGGAAATTATAAAGCCATTAGCGATTGCGATAGGAATTGCGCTGCTTGCATGGCGCATAGCGGGATTACTGAAAGATCTTGGCGGACTTGCACCATATCTGTCTACGGCTCTCGGACTGATAATGCTGATCGCTGGGGCAGCATTGATGGTATACAACTATGTAAAAATGTGGAAAGACGGTGTGGACTGGGAAGGTATTGTAGGATATGTCTCTGGACTGGCACTGGCAGTGACCGGATTACTGATATTATTCGGGCCGGTAGCCGCAGGAATTGGGCTGATTGTCGGCGGAGCAGCGGGCTTGATACTTGCGCTTAAGGATATAACTGAGAATGGGGTAAATGCCCAGAATATGACACTGCTGCTGATTTCTGCAGGTGCAATATTGGCCGGGGTGTTCCTTACGCTTGGTGGAGCGGCCACAGTGGTTGTAGGTGCTGTGATGGCTGTGATCGCGGCTATTGCTGGAGTGGTCGTATGGGCCGGCAACGGTGAAGAGGCATTGACCACACTACAGGACATGCTAGGGAAGCTGGGAACTTTTGTAAAGAGAGTGTTTGTAGGAGACTGGAAAGGTGCATTTGATGCAATCGTAGGATTTGCAAAAGACGCTGTAAATATGGGAAATATCATAGCAGAATCTTTTGCAAATGGGTTCATAAAAGTTATCAATTTTATTATTGATGCTATTAATTCACTGAGCATTGACATCCCGGACTGGGTACCATTTGGATGGGGCGGAAAAAAATGGAGCCCTAACATTCCAAACTGGAATGCGCAAGTATCACTTCCTCGTCTGGCCAACGGTGCAGTGATTCAGGGCGGCAAGCCATTCGCAGCAATTCTCGGAGATCAGTCAAGAGGGCAGACCAACATCGAGACACCGTTGGCTACTATGATTGAAGCCTTTAAGCAGGCACAGGCGGAAAATGGTGGTGGTAATTATACGTTTGTGGCGCAACTGGACGGACGGGAGATATTCCGGGAGACCGTGCGGCAGGATCGAATGTATCAAAATACGCATGGACAGAGTGCATTTATTTAGGAAGGAGGGAGAACAATGCAGAA